GGTCTTGGTATCACAGGCAACCCATTCGGGTGAAAGCAACCAAGGCCAACAAAGTTGAAGATCCTAATGTTAAATTAGATCGAAAACTGCGTAAAGAGGCTCTACATAGCATCAGAAAGGTGTGGGACTTTTTGTCCCCACTTCTCTCTAAGACTGTGCGACCAGCTCTATTGAACATTGTTAATGTTCATAAGAGTTGGTTCAAATCGATAAGTTGACTACATATAAGACATTGTCTTAAGTCTGATTATCTACTAATTAAGAATTATGTTTTGATAGGTAACATCACTCTGACCGAAAGGCCAGGGTTTTGACGTAAGGTTAACCCTTTAGGGGTTCCTTGCTACCTTCAAAATATTCTACTCTTAATTAATGATATATCAGCCTGAGATAAGGTTATTATATTGTCAATTTTTCGACTCTATCGCTCTTTAAGCTCACCTATTGTTATTAAAACAAATTCAATTACCGACCCCTTAAACAGGGAAGGTGTTGTAGGTTTACCTCTTGTTATAGAGGAGATTTCTAAAAACTTTAAAATTTTAGGAGTTGGCTTAGCTTTCACTAACATCAAATATACTAAATCTATTGATCATAGATTTAACTTTACTCCGGGGTCATTAAGACTTAACTCCTGAATTGCTTCAGGACCCATGGGTAAAGGGCCATTTCGAATTCTTCTTGAACTTCTGGTTCTCTCCCGTGATCTTACCATATTAAATAATATGGATATTTTCATTAGAGAGTTCCGAAAGGACTTGAAGTTACCAGCCACTTGGGGTATTACTACCCCTCGTGAACTTATCAACTGATTAGGAAGGAAACTAGAAATAGTTTCCCTACTTCCCAGATTTGCTAAGTTATTATCAAAGAAAGAAGGAGGTACTCTTCGAGCACTCACCTGATTCTCTGATGGTATTGGTAAGGTGCGTATTATCGCAATAGCCGATTGGCTAACCCAATCCGTTTTGGCTCCCCTTCATCATGTTATATTTTCTAAACTTAAAAATTTAAGTGAAGATTATACACATGATCAATTACGCTCTATCACAACAGTTAAGTTGTGAATAGAGGAAGGAAAATTGATTTGATGTTATGATTTATCAGCAGCGACTGATCGAATACCTATTCTCTTACAGAAGAGGATCTTAAACCTTTGTGGTTTAAGTCAATCAGGCTGCAATGCTTGATTACATATCATGACTGGTGAGGAATTCTATACTCCCGAAGGTTGTAACTTAAGTTACACCGTTGGGCAAGGTATAGGACTCTATTCATCATGATCGGCAATAGCCTACACGCACCATATCTTGGTGCGCCTAGCCGCATTACGTTGCAATATCAAAAACTTCAAGGATTACATAATCCTTGGTGATGATGTTGCTATCGCTAATAAATTGGTGGCTCTGGAGTATACTAAGATCATTAAATCTATTGGAATGGAAATTTCTGTTCCTAAGTCAATTACTCCCCAAATGGGGTTTAATTCTTGGGAATTCGCTTCCAAACTAATAGTTAATGGTGTTAATATATCTCCTTTACCAGTTGGTTTATTGTTATTAGATGACTTTACAAGATTCTTAGAATTTTGTAAAGAACTCATTATAACAATAACCCAGTTGCAAGTGAAAAGACCGTTTGATTGTCTATTAGAAGTTATAGCCCCAAATCTAAGTGAAAACTTAGAGATGAGTGGCCTTTTTATGAAAAAGACGTTGAAAACAGAGAATTTTAAGGGTTTAACCTTAATAAACTTTATCACCATCTTTGGAATATTTCTAGGTCTAGACTACTTTCGTAGTAACTACACTCTAGATAAGGGAACAGGTCAATATTTATATTCTAAGCATCTTGATTTACATCAAGATTCACTTAGTCTTAATACTGACTTAGATTTGTTCCTCCATTCGATGGGTTTACACTATTGAATTTATCTAGATAGTCAACTTAGTAAGCTGACCTCTAAACTCTTTCAACAAGCGGTTTCTCAAGTTAATATACTATCCTGAGATCATAATACCATAATTGATATATGATGCAAAAGGATAGAACTTAAGCCAGATGAGGTTATCTTTATAAAAGATTTCCCCGAGTTTTGAATTTTAACTTCATCGCCTTTTATGGCTGCTGAAGAGAGAATTTCTCAACTCCTACTAGAATATTTAAATTCTTTTAGCACTGGTTCTTCACTTTTACCAATTTCAGGCATATCACTCGCACCACTCCTTAATAAGGAGTTTGATGTCAACATGGAATTCTCTTTAGAATTCCTTGGTGAGATCTTGATGCTTTCCCGAGGTCCTCTAGCTTTAATGGCTAGGGACAAAGGGATTCTTGCTAGGGCTACTACTAAAAATGTAGCTAAGGCTTTCACTTCACGTCTTCTTGTTCGTGTTACGAAACAGATAATTCTGGATTTCGATATCACTAAGAAGGCATATAAAGGATTGCCGAAGGTTAATAATAAGGGCCTTATTCTCAAGTCTAGCCTTACTAAGAAAATTAGTAAGAAAGGATTTAAGGGTAAAGGCTCTTAGTACTCATGATATGATTATAAATAATCGCACATAAGCTTTAGAGTAGCTTAACAAAAAGGTAATACCGGTACTCTCCCTTTTGAAAAAGAGGGTAATATAATTAGTCTGATAACTAGTTATCGTCCACGGGTCTCTTGGTTAGAGATTCGTAAAGGACGGGTTTGGTCTCCAACCATTTATTTGGCGG